ATATTTTTTTTGTATTGTATTTTCTAAAGTTTTTATACGGTTAAGATTAATTCTATCTTGTCTGGCTTGATCGTATTCTTCTTGAGTTTCATATCCAGTAAGTCTTTTTCTTCTCTCTGGATCATTTAAAAAATTAGCACCTAACATTGCAGCGCCAAAAGCAGGATTTAAAAAACCAAGTAAAACTTGTAGAGGATTTTTTCTCGCATAATCTACACCTTGTTTTAAAAAAGTTTGTACGGGTTTTTTCTTTTTAGGTGGTGTTTTTCTAAAAGGACTACCATCATTATCACTATCTCCTCCTGAAGGAGGATTATAAGTAGTTAGAGGCGTGTTTCCAAGAGTAGCACCACCAGCCCCAACATTTACTGTTTGTTGTTGTGAAGACGGTCTACCAAACTGTGATGCATCAGCTCCACCTTTTAATCCAACACGTCCTTTTTTATATAAACCCTTATCTATCATTATCTTCTACCATCTGGTTGTGCATCAAGTCTTAGAGTTCCATATCTCCAAGTTTCACCTGTGCCATCGTTTTCTATTTTTAATGCTACGAGTCTTCCTCTTGCACGGGTATCTACTTTATCAGTTGTAGATGTAATTGTAAAGGGACCTAACGGTGAGCTTGAGGCTGTGTTATTTGGATAGTTATTTAATAATAATGTAATTTTTGAGTTACCAGTAAGAACTTTAAAATCTGGTATAAATCTTTTAACAGACATAAAGAACTCTCCATCTCCTCTATAGTTTGCTATTCCTGTAGCCTGACCCAGAGCGCTTTTACTAGATGTAATATCGTAGTCTCCAGATTTTATAAACGCAGCAATAGCTGTTGTACCAGAGGAATTTACTTGATCAGTTCCTACTTCATGAGCATAGTAAGTTGATGCTCCAAATCTATTTGTAATACCTTGAATATCAGGAAATACTGGTGCAGCACTACTACTATACTCAGTTGCATAAGGTACATCAAACACACCTGTGTCTGTGTAAGTTGTTCTAGCTAATGATCCCGTAGTCCAAACTTGTTCTGCATAATTATATGTAACAACTCTATCTATTTGATCTGACCCTGATTTTGGATAAAACCAATTTACTTCACTATAAAGTGTATTGTGTTCTGCATAAATTACATCACTTGAATTAAAATTAATTCCTAAATTATCACCATCTGTATTAAATACAAAGTCTTCAACTAAACATGGTAAAGATTTAACTGTACCATCGTATGCAAAGAATCCACCTTCACCTGACATCCAGAATACGATACCATCAGAATAACTCAAAGCATGCTGACCAATTAATCCACAGTTTGTACCAACTTGCTTAACACTAAAAGTAAATGGTGGTCCAACAAATTGAATTACATAAGCAGAGCTATCTGTTAAAACTAAAGTGTAATCTTTACCAGATACAGCACCTACAATTTTATTTCCTTTGTCTAATCTAAAACTACCTGCAGTATTTACTGAAGTTGGTGTATAAGTATTTAAATCTTCTTGATTAGAGAATCTTATAAATAATGGATCAACGGTTGTTGTGTCTCCTATCGTTGTCTCAGTTCCAAAATGAAACAAGTGTCTATCTCTGTCTGAGACTTGTGTTAGTCTAGAAGATGTTGGATTATTTGATGTAGAAAAATTAGTGGTTGTAGTTGACGCTCTTATTGTCCGTGCGTTTGATGCACCTGCATTCCACGTAAATGTTTTATTGCCGGTAATAGTTGCAACTAATACTTCTCCAAAATTATCAAGACTCCAGTTTCCTGGTTCCAGAATTACGTTACTAATTGTTCTTTCTGTTCCCCACGTTGATGTGCTCCAAGTATCTGTGCCCCAACCATATCCTGCAGTTTGAAATGTTGGACCAACTTCAACATATGGATTAATAGTTGCAGAACCTGCAGCTGTAATTCCTGCTCCGGATTCAACAGACGCCATGGTAATTGTAAAACTATTTGTGTCTGCCGTTACAACTTCATAAGCACCAGTTGTAAAATCCGATGCTGTATATCCTGTTCCTGATCCAGGTAGAGTCACAGAGGTAAATGTAAAATATCGTCCAGCGGATAATCCATGTGTATTTTTGTTAATTGTAACGGTTGCTGAATTATTTGTAGTTGTAAAGGTACAAGATGTAATGGCTGTGTCTAATGGGGAAATATCATAAAAGTCATTTCCATAATATAAAAACAAACCCTGTGATGTTCCTATCGCTGCATACTTTTCACCTGCGATACTAGTCCAAGTATGCTGTGCACGTGCAGCTCCAGGTAGAGTTAAACTAGCTGCAGTTAGTTGGTTCCAACCACCTATTTTTTCTGGTAATCCATACCTAAATCTAACATTATCACCATCAACCCATTGAGATTCAGCTCCGGATTCAGTTACCATCTTGTTAAAACCAGGCTTGAAATTTAATTTTTGTAGCATATAGTGTTTTATATATTAGTTTTTTTAAGAATGAAAGAACCAAAATAAACAGTATTTATGAATAAATATATAGAAAGTATAAATTATTTAATATCCAAAAAAACTCAAAATATACCTTATGGTCAAGGTAATCTTTTTCAACATTCTGTCAATGTTTATGACAAATTAAGACTTTGGAAATGTGATGAGGATATTTGTTTTGCTGGCCTATTTAACTCTATATATGATATGGAGAAAGATAGAAATGTTGTTAAAAATATTATAGGCACTAAGTCTGAAAATTTAATTAAATCTAATAACAAAATAATATTATTAGCTAATAAATTAGTTAAAACTTATATAGAAATAATTGATAATTATTTTGATAAACAAGACATTTTACAAAACTATATTTATTTTAGAGACAATGTACCATGGAAATTTATAGGTTCGGGTAAAGACGTATTTACATGGAGAAATTTTAAATACGAGCCAAATTTTAAAAATAAAGTAGAAAAATATTTAAAAAAACATACACAAAAAATATTAAAAAATTTAGGTATGTTTGACTTTCTTAAATTAGAAAGGGTGTACGCAAGTGCTAATTTATATGGAACAGTGCATCAATCTCATAGAGACTATGCTTTAAACTCAAAAGGTGGAATAACTGTTATGTACTATTTAAATAATAACTGGAATTTAAACCATGCAGGAGAAACAGTGTTTTATGATAACGAAGAAATTGTAAAAAGCATCATACCAAAACCAGGTAGAGTTATAATTTTTGATGGAACTCTAGAACATTGTGCTAGAGATATAAGACGTGACGTAAATGATCTAAGAATGGTATTGACTTTTAAATACAATATAAACATAAATTAAAATATGAGTAACGAAAAAACAGTCAACATAAATAATTTCATAGGAACGTATGATAATTATATTACCCAAGAAGAATGTAATAACGCTATTAAACTTTTCGAAAATGAAGATAAATTTAATAAAACCTTAAACAGAATTAGTTCTGAAAAAACTTCAATATTACAAAAACAAGATCAACAATATTTTGCTACCGGTCACAATATAGATGTTTGGTGGGAGTCTTTAAAATCTATGATGATAAATTTTGATTTAGCCTGGAATCATTATGCTAAAAACGTAGGAGCACAAGAAGCGTATGGAGGACTACAATTTAATTTTACTGGTTTAAAAATACAAAAAACATTACCGACAGAAGGTTATCACGTTTGGCACATTGAACACAGTAATCAAGAAATGTATAGTAAAAGAGCTTTTGTTTTTTCTATATATCTTAATGATGTTGAAGAAGGCGGTGAGACAGAGTTTTTACATTTTTCTAAAAGAGTAAAACCTAAAACAGGTAGAATTGTTATTTGGCCTGCTGGTTTTCCTTATCTACACAGAGGCAACCCACCTTTATCAGGTGAAAAATATATTTTAACTTCGTGGATGATGTTACCATAAATGGATCATACTGAATATATTGTTGAAATAAAAAATTCTTTTGAACTTAAATTAACTAAAAATTTAATTAATTTAATTAAAGATAAATGCAAAGAATATTTTGAGACCGGAAACGGACTAAACAAAACGGTGAGAAGAGTCAAGGGGTATTCTTTAAAACCCAACACACCTACTAATATTTTTTATTTTAATTGCATAAAAAAAGAAATAGAAAGACTTTATTTTTTCTATAAAATTAAATTCCCTCAAATGCATAGCAATAAAATAAATCAAATAGATTTGTTGAAATATTCACCAGGTGGTAGGTACAATTTACATGTAGATCATTTTAGCAATGTGTCTAGGCATTTAAGTATTATAATTAATCTTAATAATAATTATGAAGGAGGAGATTTAGTTTTTACAGATTCAAAGTCAAATGAAGTAAAAAGGTTAAAACTTGGAGAAAGATCCATTGTTTTTTTTCCTAGTAATTTTATGTATCCACATAAAATCGAACCCATAACAAAAGGAACTAGATATAGTATAGTAGCATGGCTCCAGTAAATTATAAATTAATAAAAAATTTTTTTTCAAAAGAAGAATTAAATATTCTTCAAAAATATTGTTATTTTAAGTTAGACTGGTCTAAAGATTTTACTATGGATCTTCAAACCTTTTCACCTGCTTTTTACAAAGATCCATTAATGACAAGTATATTAGATTTAAAATTACCTCTTGTAGAAAAACAATCTAATTTAAAATTGTTTCCTACTTTTTCATATTGGAGATATTATGTTTTTGGCGGAACATTACCTACTCATACTGATAGACCATCTTGTGAAATATCTATTACAGCATGTATAAAAAAATATGATAAGTGGCCTCTAACAATTGAAGATTCTACGTTTGAAATAGAAGAAGGAGATGGATTACTATATGCTGGTTGTGATCAACCTCATGGTAGACCAGGAATATACAAGGGTGAGGGGTTGGCTCAAGCGTTCTTTCATTACGTAAATCAAAATGGTCCATACGCTAATCACGCGTATGATCGTGTTAATTTACCTAATAAATTTACTATTAAGATGAATAAGATGTAGGTCTTGCACCTAATCTAGAAATTTTTTCTGACTCAGTTTCTCCATCAACATTATTCGCATCCCAATCAGCTTGTAATCTAGCTAAGTGAGCTGCATCCCATTTTGCAATAAATTGAGTTGAGAAATCTCCTAAGTTAGCTGCTGTCCAAGTAGCATGAGGAGTTTCATCTCTATACTCTACTGAATCATTGTAATCATGGTCGTCATTTTTATATTGAATTGCCCAAATGTTTGACCATTTAGAATCACTCCAAAAAGAATCTTCACCTGTTATAATATATGGACCGGCACCATCACCACTTTGTTTGATGATCATTTTGTCGTCAAATACTACTGTCCAATTTGCGTTCGTTGCCATATTTTCTCCTACGTTTTAATAATATAAATTACTGCTAAATAAGGTTGCACAACAGAAGTTGCAGTACCACTAAAAGTTGCACTCATGTTGTGTGAGTGACCTGTTCCACTACCTTGGTTAGCAGTGTTAGGGTGATTGTCTGAGTCCAAAGCATTTTGAGGTCTAGTTGTTTCTCCACCTCCCGGTCCACCTATCGGGTTATCTAATGGGTTAATTGAGTGTGAGTGTGATGCAAGTTGTGCTGTTGTCAAAGTAGCGTTTGCTGTTGATCCTCCAACGTTACCAGAAGCAGCAACAGTATTTGCTCCACCAGTTGATGCTAAGGCTTTAGTTCCAGATTTTCCAATAGCTACGTTATCTTGTAGATCTGGTAGTCCAAAAGTAGATGAACCATCTCCAGATCCGTAAGTTGTCCCTATGATTCCAAATAAATCTGCATAAGTAGATCTTGAGACGTTTGCTCCATTACATTCTAAAAAACCTGATGGTACTGAAGAAGAAGACCACGGCACAATAGTTGCTGTAGGAATTCCTTCGATACCTGTAAGGTTTGCTCCATCGAAATTGTATTTTGTAGCTTCGTAATTTGACATATTATTTCTCCGTGTAAGTCCATCCTGTTGTAGCGTCACCTGAATATACTAATTCAAGAGCTGCACCTTGTGTATTAACAACAAGATCAGATGCATCGTTAGCTATATTAGAACTGTTTCTTCCAATAGTCAACGCGTTAGTATTGAAATCATAACCTTGGTCTACAAATGATACTGTATCTCCAGTGGCTGGCGATGCAGGTAGAGTAATTGTTACAGCTCCACCATTTGTATTTACTAAAAGTTGAGCACCAGCTTGAACTGTTTCTGCTGCTGATACCACTCTCCAGTTTCTTTGTTCAGAAAGTTTTACAATATTTGTTCCATCAGAATATAATACATAATTATTTCCTTCACATAAAAGAACACCTGTACCTGATGATGTTTTGAAAGTTAAAGTGTAACCTGCGTGATCACATGCGTTTTGAACATGATAAACTTTTTCGATTGAATCTGGAATACTAACTGTTCTGTTTGCTGCTAACGTTCCTGTTAATTTAATAACATCATTTTTACCATTTGATAATGCACCATTAGTAAATGTTAAAGATCTGTTAGCGTT